GTTGTACGGAATGTATGTTTAAAGAATGTTTAAATAGAACAACTAGCGTTGAAGTAAGTCGCTGTATTATCCTGCATAAAATGCATGTTCCAGGAAGTTATTGCCCGGCAGAAGGTAGACAGGCTGACTGCCCGTTGAAACCAGTGGAGGATAAGGAGGTTGAATAACGTGAGGTTGAGCATGGATGAAGTGAGGAAACAGCATGATGGCATTAAAAAACTATATGAACAAGGATTACGTGGTGCAACAGCAAGCGTTGAACAAGTGCTTGACTTATTTGATACGATTGAAGCCTTGCAGCAGGAGAATGAGCAGCTTCGGGCGCGGGTGGCGAGGATGATGGAGAGTAATGAAAATTAAATTTAGAGTATGGGATAAGAGAAATAACAGAATGATTAAGCCTAAAAAATTTGCAACAGTTATACCTGTGCTTGACTTTAACGGGAATTTAGGAGTTATGGATACATATAAAAATTGGCATTGGCACGGTATAGTTCCAGAAAATGAATATGAACTTATGCTTTTTATAGGGTCTCATGATAAAAACGGAAAAGAAATTTATGAAGTAGATATAGTTTTATACGATAGAAATATTCACAAAGATATAGATACAGCAAAATTCAAAGTGGTTTGGGCGAAAGATAGATACGTTTTGCAAGAAATAAAGCACAAGTACTATATAGACGATGTTACTTGGGAATTGGTTGAGGTTATTGGTAATATTTACGAAAATCCAGAATTGTTAAAGGAAAATGGATAATAACTTTTAAATAACTCCGAAAAGGACGTGAACATTGCAGGAATAAATATTTGATTATGCGGGAAAATAAGACATAAATAATGAAAATGGTATTGACAATTTGCCGTCATTATGGTATAATGTAGGCAGTAAGATAAAGGAGGGTTATAGTATGTTAAATACCATTAATAAGCAAAGTGATTTTCAGTTTAAAATACCGCAGAATTTAAAAGAGAAAGTTTCTACTCGCACTTCTAAAAATCCAACGCTTAAATCTAACGGTCAGCCGAAAGCAAGAGCTTCAGAACCGTTACGCAACAAAGAAGATGTAAGGGCAATTATGAATTATTTCCTTAACAGCAGCCAGGCAAACAAATATCGCAATTATATGATATTTGTTCTTGGTATTAATACAAGAAGAAGGTGTGGTGATTTAACGAATTTAAAGGTTGGTGATGTATATGATCCTAATACAGATAAAATTTATGAAGAAGTATACATCAGAGAAGAAAAAACTGGCAAAAGTGAGATTATTTATATGAATAAGTATTGTAAAGAAGCGATACGTTTATATTTGTCGCACAAATACAAAGACAAAGAATATAATTTGGATGACTGGCTATTTTGGAGTCAAAAACCAGACGCAAATGGAGATCATAAGATAACAGTTGTCCAAATATGGAGAATACTCAATAATGCGTGCAAGGCTTTGGGGATAGACGCACATGTTGGAACACATACAATGAGAAAAACAGGTGCAAGAGAATTATATTTAAGCAATCCAGATGATAAAGAAGCATTAGCAATGCTTCAAGAGGATTTACATCATTCTTCTCAAAATACAACACTTAGATATATTGGCATAAGCGAAGATAAGCGAAAAGAATTAATAATGAACATTAATTGGGAAAATTAAAATAGTGCGAACCACAAAATTTGTAATTCGCACTATAACTTAAAACTCGACAGTATTCGACTATATACTATTAAAAAAATAGGAGATGATTGTATGACGGATTTTATCACTTTAATTGTAATTGCTATCATTTATTATGTTTCCAAGAAATTTTTTAAGTCTTATAAAGACTTGAAAGATGAAGCGTCTCGTGATTTTTTCCTGGGTAAAATAAGCTACGAAGAATATTACAAAATATGGGAAAAGTATTTTGATCACAAAATGAAATTTAAGTAAAGGAATAAATCCTTTGTCTTGAAGTTGTTCGTTTTATAAAATTTTCAAATAATTTTATGATTTCATTATCTATATCGTTTGGTTTACAGTTGCATAACCATTTATAGTATTGTTCCGCTCTATAGTTAGAACATTGTGTTGATACACCACACAATGATCTAATTTGTTCTGCACTTCTAACATTAAGTGCTTTTAAAACGGGAAATGGGCAGAGTAATGTTCCTGCAAAATTATCTGCTTCTAAATCCATTATTTTAAATAGTTTCTTGTTATTCTTTAGTTTAGGATTATCTCTTAAAAGCTCATGATGTTTCAAATAAATATGCCCAACCTCGTGTGCTAATGTAAATAATATTCTTCCGGTGCATTTTTCGTATTTTCTTTCTTCCGGGCAATTGTAAATTATGAGGAATTGATCAGTAAGGGCATAATATAAAACTGAAGCATCTTTACTTTCCATGAATTTAACAACCTGCTCCAATGAGATATTATGTCGCATTGCAAACTCTTGGTAAGATATTGTTTTGCAATTCGGTATTTGTCGAATCACAAAATGAATATCGATAGGTAAAGAAAGCTTTTCACATGGCAATTTCTTATAAATATTAAGCACAAGATGTTGATTTTGGTTAGCTTTCATTACAATCTCCTCCTGATCAATTATCATTAAATTTTTCAGAGAATGTTATTTTAATTAAATTAATCATCTTCTCCTCTTCGACTGGACTCATTTTTTGTTTAGCCCGCTGTATTTGGATAATGGTATTATCATTAATAACATCGTCAACTTTTTCCATAATATCAGTGTTCCCAAGCAGCCAATCAATACTTACTTTAAGTCTATTTGCGACGTTTAAAAGAGTATCAGAAGCAGGTGCATATTTTTCCCATCTTTTTACAAGACCATGCGAAAGTTTTAGCTCTTTTTCTAATTGATTGACTGACAAGCCTTCTTTTTTGCATGCTTGGCGTATTCTTTCCACTAAGAGTTTCTTATCCATGATAACCCCCCTTTCAACATAAACATAACGCTAAAAATTGCGAAAAATATTCAACAATACTATTGACAAACACACAAAAATGTGCTATCTATATTTTAGAATATGAAAATTTGTGTTATGATTATGTATTAATAACGCAAATTTATGTTATCTATTGTTGATTATATTTAATTGAACAAAAAAGTCAAGAACAAATTAAGAAGGGAGATAAAAAATGATAGCAAAATTTGACGGTCAAAGCGTTAATATTATGATTGAATCAGGGATATTGGATTATTACGATGACAGCGATGGGGTTGTAACACTTGAGTTGCTTACAGAAAGTGACGATAATAACCTATCAGAAATAATCGAGAATAATAAGAAAGCATTTGACAAAATATGTTGTCATATATGTGGATTTGAATCAGAGTACAAAATTGAAAAATACATAAAGGACAGGCATTTTTTAGTATTACTGAATACATTAACAACAGAAGCGAAATTACATGTAGTTATAGAAAGCAACTTTTCAGATAACATAATAGATTTGGAAAACGATATGGACGAGTACGAAGTTGCAGTTGAATTAAGCGATGATGAAATTGATATTTTGTCAGAATTTATCTAAAATTTAAGACAAAAAATATGAAAAATGGGGTTGACAAAATGAAAAAAATATGTTATTATCATAATGCAAAACAAAGAAAAATTGAGAAGGGGTGAATAAATTATAGCATTCAGACCAAAACGTAAGGAGGTATTCTATGCAAATCTAACAGCAAACGGCAGCGTTCAGGGTGGCTTTCGTCCTGTGATTATTGTCCAAAATGATATTGGAAATAAATATAGCCCAACCGTTCAAGTAGTACCGCTTACTACTTATAAAGAGCATAAGAGCAACTTACCATCGCACGTTATTATCGAGCCAACAAATTATAATGGACTGAAAAATAAAAGTATAGCTTTAGTTGAGCAAATTCAAACGATACCAATGAATTGTTTGTGCGATAAAATTGGCAGAATTGAAGATTTTTATGAAGAGCAAATTTGTTTAGCTATTGCATTACAGCTTGGACTTCTAAATGCCCTAATTCGCACACAATTGAAACGTGCTGGTAGTATGGTTGCATAATAAGATATGGAGATGATTGTATTGGATAGAATTGAATCTATTTTTTCTGGATTTTACAATTCGGAACAAAAAAAGTCATTTTTAGAGTATATTGATAATAAATACAATGGGTTGGTGCATTTATATATCAATATATTTAACAAGTCTAAAATATTAGAGGAACGATTTAACAAGGATATTTGCTTTTTTAATGATGAAGAAATTGATTTGTTTTTATTAGAATACTTGTCACGGTATTCATATGATAATTCTTACAAATTTGAATTAATATATAGATATGTCCAATGGTGTGAAGTAAACGGAATAATTTCGCCTTATAATAGTTGGGAAAACGTAGAGCCAATGAGATATAGACGTTTGCCAATAATAAGTGAAATATACAAAAGGCAGATGATCAAAGATCCGAAAGATCTTCAAGAAAAATTGGATTCTGTACTTTTTGGTACTGATAGGATTAATTTTAAACATTATTTCATGAGAGTGATTGTTTACCTTATTTATTTAGGTTTTGAACGAAATGAAATACCGTTTATTGAAGTAAGCCATGTTGATAAAGAGAACAGGATTATAAAATTTAATAATAAAGTAATACAATATGATAGTTATATAGAACCATATATTGAAGCTATTACTTCAGATGATTTGAGCGATGGTATTAATAGGGAATATAAGAAAACTAAATATTTAATCAAGAGAGTTCAAAGAAAAGATATAAAAACAGAGCATGTGCCAGAATTTTATATTCAGTGGACCGTATCCAAATTTATTAGTATGTATAATAACGACAACAAAAATAATAAAATTGACTGGTCAATAAACAGAATATATGATTCTGGCGTTTTTTATCGTATTTATGAAAAAGAGGGTTTATATAAAAAAATAGGATCAGAAACGGAAGATATATTAAAATCGTATTTTACAAAATATTATTCGATAGTAAAACTATATAAAATAATCGATAATTACAACACATGGAAAGAAGTTTTTTATCCTGTTTCAAAGCGATAAAAAACTTATAATACATAAATATATATACTTCTCACCATCAGGGGTGCCGCCAGTTCAAGTCTGGCAAGGAGTAAGACAAAAAACAGAAAATTAAAAAATGGTTGCAAATTGCTAAAACCTTTATATAAAATTAAATATAAGACAAAAATTAGAAAAACGATGTGAAGATAAGCAAAAAACAAAAAAAAAGAATTGTGGTATTTCATTTAACATAATTCCCGATAGAAGTCTCCCACTTCTATAAGTGGGAGATGAATATCGGTTGATAAATTTTTCCATTAGCCATATAATTGGCATATTCGGGGATGGAACAGCCCTTTGAGCGTGGGGTATCTGGTAGCAAAAGCTACCTTGACCACGAAGCTGCCACTTCTATAAGTGGCGGTAGTTCACAAAGTATGTGCTGGGGGTGAAAGAATGAAAGCGTACAAAGGTTTTGACAAAGATTTGAAATGTCGCGGTTTTCAATATGAAGTTGGTAAAGAGTACGAAACAGATAAAGCAAAGGCGTGTGAGTATGGATTTCATGCATGCGAAAACCCGCTGGATGTGTTCAAATATTTCGCACCAGCCAATAGCCGCTATTGTGAGGTAGAGCAAAGCGGTACATTGGATAAGCACAACGAAGACAGTAAAGTTGCATCCACCAAAATCCGTATCGTTAGAGAAATCGGATTAAAAGGAATAATAGAAGCTGGTGTGAAGTTTATCCTTGATAGAGTCAACCGGAAGGATACAAAAGAATCGAACACAGGCGACTATTCCGCGGCTACGAACACAGGCTTCCGGTCGCTGGCTACGAATACAGGCAACTATTCGGCGGCTACGAACACGGGCTACCGGTCATCGGCTACGAATACAGGCGACTGTTCAGCGGCTACGAACATAGGCGACTATTCAGTGGCTACGAACACGGGCGACTGTTCCGCGGCTACGAATACAGGTTACCGCTCTGCGGCTACGAACACAGGCGATTGTTCAGCGGCTACGAACACAGGCTACTATTCGGCGGCTACGAACACAGGCTTCCGATCGCTGGCTGCGAATACAGGTTGCCGCTCTGCAGCTACGAATACAGGCAACTATTCCGCGGCTACGAATACAGGCGACTATTCGGCGGCTATGAATACAGGCGACTGTTCGGCGGCTGTGGTTAGTGGTAAGGAATCTATAGCCATTGCAACCGGATATGATGGCAAGGCAAAAGGATCGATTGGATGTTATATAGTGCTTGCTGAATGGTACGAAGATGACGATGGAAATTATCACATCAAAACTGTTAAAGCAAATAAGGTAGACGGAAAAACAATTAAAGCGGACACATTTTATATACTTCGTAACGGTGAGTTTGTGGAGGTCGATAATGATAACTAAACAATGTATGTTGATTTAGTCGATCAGAAGTTTGCTTGTTGTTCTGTATCAGATAAAAGATATAATATGTGAAAAATAAAAAATGTGCATAGAGTATAGATAATAAGTTGTAAGACAGGGAAAGTAAGTATTATTTGAGGATTTAATTTAGAAAGGATGTTCGAAACGGCATTAACAAACGAGCAAAAAATGAAGAATACCGGCTATTTAACTTTGAAGGTGGATTAAGTATCAAAACATATTTTGATGAATAGTAACCATGCGATAACTTTCAGGGTGGTTAGGAGGAATTAAATTGATACCTTTGCCGCAAAAAATATCAAATAATTTATGCAGACCCGCCTTGGGAATATAAACAAAGTGGAAGTGAAACAAATTCAAGAGCTGCCACTTCTATAAGTGGCGGTAGTTCACTATACGAAAAGGATGTGAGAAAATAGAAGTCAATAAAATATATAACATGGATTGTCTTATTGGATTAAGACTAATGGAATCTAACTCTGTTGATTTAACAGTCACATCTCCACCATATGATAATCTACGCACATATAAAGGCTTCACATGGGATTTTGAAAGTGTAGCAAAGAAATTATATCGAGTGACAAAGCAAGGTGGTGTCGTGGTTTGGGTTGTTGGTGATGCAACTATAAAAGGTAGTGAAACTGGAACGAGTTTCCGACAGGCATTATATTTCAAGGAGATAGGCTTTAATCTACATGATACGATGATATGGTTAAAACCTAACCCAACACCAACTGATCCTAAATGTTTAAGATATTATAATGCTTTTGAATATATGTTCATTTTTTCTAAAGGGAAACCAAAAACATGTAATTATATAAAAGAGAAGTCTAAGAATGCAGGCAAAGAATTTGGTTCGGCTCCAATGAAAAGAGCAGATGGGTCTAATAGAGATGATAGAACGGAAAAGTTAAAAGGTGTAAAAATAAAAGACTATAAGATCAAAAGCAATGTGTGGGAATATGCTATAGGGTCAGGAGTATCCAAAGATAAAATTGCTTTTAAGCACCCCGCAATATTCCCCGAACAACTTGCTCAAGATCATATATTAACTTGGTCGAACCCGGGAGATATTGTACTAGATCCATTTATGGGTTCAGGAACAACTGCAAAAATGGCTTTATTAAACAATAGAAATTTTATTGGTTTTGAGATAAGTAAAGAATATTGCGATTTAGCGAATGAAAGAATAAAACCATACATAACTAAAAGTACATAAAAATCCTATTTTATTGATGCGACCAGTATAGTGTGAAATAATCGCTTTCCAAATAAGTATTAAGACAAAAAGTATAAAAAGGTTTGTCTTAATAATATAGTAATATCAGGGGGTTTATATGGAAAGACAAGAAATATTAGAAGTTTTGACATTATTATGTCAGATACAAAAGACTTATTCAGATCTTTATAAAAAGAATAAATACATAACTGGAATGTATAAAGACTCAATTCAAATTGACGAAGGTGTTTTCTTTGAATTGTTTAGCGATAATTGCATTAAAGTTCATAGAGATACTACATATTGCCCATATGAATATTATGTGATCTTTAATGGTGTAAAAATTAATTGCATTACTGACATTAACAAAGAGGTAGGTGTGAAAGTATTAACAGACAACAACGAAGAGACTTGACGAAGAAATTACGAAAAAAGGACAATTGGCGACTTAATAGAAGTAAGGGAGTAAATTTATGGACATTGAAAATATAGCTATAAAAAACCCAGATATTACTTGCTGTAATTGTATAACAGAGAAAGAAAGCATCAACCATATACATATTCCTGAAATGGGGTATGGAAGTTATTTTGATGGTTGGTCAACACAAATAAACTTATGTGATGAATGTATATCAAAAACACCGCATGTTTGGTGGATCTTGGAAGTTGTTGGTGGTGATAAAAATTATAAAAAATATAAGTATGAGGAAGAAATAATAAAGTTTGTTCGCACATTGCCTTTGGCTGGACAAGAGTTATTCTTTAACCGATATGCAAGCGGTTGGAATAGCAATTCGATGAAACCGCAGGATTGGATTGATTATGAGTTAGGTATTTTACCACACGAAAAATGTAAAGATTATGGATTATACTCGCCGCAAGAAATACGAGCATATAGAGAAAGATTTCCGATATGTGATAAAGTGTATAAGAAAATTTTTTCAGATGGTAGTTTTTGTTATCGGTGTCCAGAAGGTGCTTATGGGAATATAGATATTGATTGTTATCCAGAAGATACACATAGAAATATAGATTATGATTGTTGTCCAGAATGTTATATGTGTGACGAGTTTGAAGTGCGCAAGTGTGCCATAAAAGAGATTAATGAACTTGATGATTTTGTTAAATACGAAAGAAAAAGACTGAATGATATGATTAAATACGCACAAAAACGACTTAAACTATTAGATACTGATCCAGAGATGTTACTTGATGAGTAGGGTGAGGCACATGAAAAAATATCTGTATTTCAAAAGAAATGTGTATGAACGCGATGGTTCGGTTATTTGGGCAAGAGGTGATAAATGTGAAGTTACATACGAAAATAAAGAATTGTATTATCTCAATAAAATCAATGGTATTCAGTACGGGATAAGCAAAAATGACACAGATTATTTTGATGTTGTTATAGAGGATGGTGAAGTAAATTAGAAAAAAATTAAAAGTATATCTTGCCGGAAAAATGTCTGGATTAACATTAGAGCAAATGAATAAATGGCGACTTGACGCTTCTCTGCTTTTAGGAATGGATTTTTATATAACGATAAATCCAGTTAACTTCTATAATTTTGAACTCGATAGAAGTACATATACTGACCGAGAGGTAAAAGAGTTCGATTTGACAGCAATAAAAAATTCCGATTTGGTTCTTGTGAATTTTGAGTATCCAGACTCTATAGGAACTGCTATAGAGTTACATATGACACACGATGTATGGGGCATACCCGTAATTGCCTTTGGGGGTGATATAAATAAAGTACATCCGTGGATGGTTGTAAGTGTTACGAAGTATCTAAAAACACTTGATGAGGCTGTTGCTTATATAAATGAGTTTTATTTGCCAATATTAAAGGAGTAGATGGAGTGTAAAATGAACGTTGTTTTAGCGAAACACGAAGGCGACTTTATGACATATGCATTTGAAGTTCCGTCTTT